ACACCGAGTACGTCATGCAAGCGCAGCGGTTCTTTGGCCCGTCTGCCGAGTTCGAAAACGAGTGGTCACCGCCGGAGAAGTTCCCAGATCGGCCCCGCCACTCCGGCTTTGGCGATATCGATTACAGCGAAGGCTTGAAGCAGGAGGTGCCCGATGGCGTCGCCAATTTCTGAAATGCTGGGCATGGACAACGGCCGGATGGATCACCTGCTGGGCGTTGACGGCCGCCGGGAAGGCGTTTGTGAGCAGCACGGCAACTTCATCGATGTGCACCACAGCGGCAAGGGCAAGATCTCTGCGGGCTGGAAGGGCTGCCCGCAATGCGAAGAGCTCCGACACCAGGAGCGGATGCGCGCCGAAGAGCAGGCCCGCCAGATGCAGATGGCCCGCCAGCGGGCTGAACGGTTTGTGGCTAACAGCGGCATTCCGAAGCGCTTCACTGGCAAGGGCTTTGACGACTACCAGCCTGTGAACGGCAAAGCGGCCGTGATCCTGCGCAAGGTCCGCGAATACGGCGACACGCTGGCCAGCGACGATGACAACGGCCGCTCGCTGGTAATGCTGGGCAACGTAGGCAACGGCAAGACTCACCTTGGCTGCGCCCTGCTGGAGGACAACATCCGCCGCACCTGCAAGCCGGGGCGTTATGTGACCTTCGCCGAGCTGGTTCGAGACGTGAAAGGCAGCTGGCGGAAAGATGCCAATTACACCGAGCAGGACGTGTACGACCGGTTTGCAAAGTCTGCCCTGGTGATCCTTGACGAAGTGGGGATGCAGAACTTCACGGAGTTCGAGCAAACCGTGGCCTATGAAGCGATCAACGCCCGGTACCTGGAAGAAAAGCCCACGGTGGTGATTACCAACCTGCCCGTCAGCGAGCTTTCTGCCTGCCTGGGTGAGCGTGTGGTGGATCGCCTGCGCGAGAACGGCGGCAAAGCTTTGGATTTTGACTGGAATTCATATCGGAACGGAGCCAACCAGTGATTGACCACCTGGAAAAGATGAGAGCCCGCAAAGCGGCACATGACTACATGACCGGCGTTTCAATCCGCCAGCAGGCAGACGAGCTGTCCAAGAAACGCCTGCCAGCAAACGGCCTGACCTATGAGGACGGCAAGTTGATCAGGGACTGTTACGCAGAACACGAGCGTCTTTCCCGGCTGGCGGAACCGCTAACGATGCAGGCGCTTTCCCGGCACTACGGCATCCCCGTCGCTGCGATTTCGGTTGAGCTGGATCTGAAGGGTTTCGTGAATCCCATGCGCAAGGCGGCTGACAGAGTGGTGCCGGCATGATCAAAGAAGCAGGCCCACCTCTCAGCCTGAAGAAGCTACCGCTCAAGCTGTGCCCTGAGTGCAACGGCAACGGCACCGTTAAGCCGATGTTCCATGAGCTGCTGTGCGGCCGGTGCAATGGCCTGGGCGGGGTTCACCACGAAACGGGCGACACCCTGAGCACCGACAACGTGATCATGCAGCTGCGCGTGAGGCTGAGGGAGCGGGCCGAATCTGAGCGCATATTACGCCGCCGGCTGGCGGACCTGAAACGAAACGAAGAATCCGCCGGTCGTGGTTACGGGGCTGGCGGTGCACGGTACCACGGGGACTGAAATGCTGCAGAAGACGACACCGATACACTCGAAGAAGATCCGGGACGCGGCGCGGAACCAGCCGTGCACCCTCCAAATCGTTGGCGTGTGCAATGGGGACTGGTCGACCACTGTGCTGGCCCACCTGCCGGACGAGAGCCACGGTATCGCCCGAAAGAGTGACGATCTGTCCGCCTGCTTTGCCTGCGACTCATGCCATAGCGTGATCGATGGCCGGGCCAAGTGGCCACCCATGGAGCGGGAGCACAAGGACTGGTACTTCCGCCGGGCGCAGATTCGCACCTGGCGGATTCTGGTGGATGAGGATGTGATTTCTATCAAAGGAGCTGCTTAACCGGTGAGGCTACCCAAAAGCGTGCAGGAGATAGCAGACGTTATCGGCCATGAGAAGGCAGTTCGCATGGTTCGGCGGTTGCCTCCTTGCGGCAAGCGGGACAGACGCCGAAATCTTTATGTGCCCAAGCCAAAAAACCTGACCATCGACCACAAGCTGGTTGAACTGGTGGGCTGGGCAGACGCAATGGCGATCTGCGAAGCCTTGGGACCGAAGACCCTGCAGCCCTCCCTGCAGTATTACGAAAGAGCCCTGGACAACCGGGAGATTCTGACGCTTTGGGATAAGGGACTGGAGCTATCCGAGATCGCCCGGAAGCGCGGCTGTAGCGAGAAGTGGGTTCAGAATGTGATTGCCGCTCGGGACATGAAAAACGACGGATATGACGCCCTGGTGATAGCCCACGCCTTGCGCATCAGCCCCATGACCATCGGCTGCATTCTCGATATGGACGCTCCGGCCAGTGACGAGCCAGTGAAGCGAAACCCTCCCCCGAAGCCCGCTTCACCTCAGTTCGACCTCGGCTTCTGAACTACCGCCAGCGGATAGCCAATGGCTGGGCCGCCAGCATGTCGGTATGAAAAAGACGGCAGCGGCACAACCACGGAGTTCAAATTCTGATGCGGGAGAGAGCGCACCTGGTCTTCATGCGGTACGCGACGAGCCGTCGCGGGGGGATCGCATAGTGGAGGACACCATGGAGTTCAGCAAGCGGCTCAATCAACTTGAGTCATCCTACGCCAGACAGGAGGCCCGGCTGGAGCATGTCGACGTCAACCTGGAAAAGCTGAGTAACGCCTATGCGGACATGGCCAAGACCATGGCGCAGTTGGTCGCCCACCATGAAGAGGTGCAACGATTGGGCCAGCAGATGCGCGATGTTCAGTTTTGCCAGCACCAGCAGGCCACGGATATCGCTCTGCTGAAACGCGACGTGGAGCCAATCAATGAAATGAAGCAGCAGTTGAACAGCAACACCGGCGTCAGCAATGCCACCAAGTGGCTTGCCGGTGCAGTTCTGGCCGCCATCATTTCCGCTATGGGGTATGCGCTGAGGGGGTTTTTCGGTGAGTGAGAAATCGGCAGTGGATCAATACATCGACCGCGTCCTCGAGCGTGAGGGCGGTTACGTAGATCACCCGAGCGATCGGGGCGGGCCCACCAATCACGGCATCACCATGAATACTCTTGCCAGTTGGCGGGGCCAGGCTGTATCCGAAGGTGATGTGAGGCGGCTGACCAAGGAGGAGGCCAGAGACATCTACCGTACCAGGTATTGGTTCGCCCCCGGCTTCGGAAGTCTTGGGGTGTCCGATTTGCTGGCCGAAGCCGTCTTTGACACAGCGATTAACAGCGGACCTGCCCGCGCTATCCGCATGCTGCAGCGTTGTGTAGGTGTCACGGATGATGGTGTCATCGGGCCAATCACCACCCAGGGCATCCAACGAACGCATCCCGCAAAGCTTTGTGCCCGCTACCTCGCCCACCGGGGACTGTTCTATGGCGAGATTATAGGCCGCGATGGCTCGCAGTCAGTCTTCCGTAATGGCTGGGCCAATCGCCTGGCTGAATTCATAGAGCGTATGCCGGAGGTGACCCCATGATGCCAGTTGTTGGAGATCTCATCAGCGCAGGCAAGGACCTGATCAAGAGCTACTTCCCCCCAGACATGAGCCCAGAGGAGCGGGCCAAGGCGGAAGCCCAGCTGGCAAGTCTTGAGCAAAAGGCCAAAGCCCAGGCTATGGACTTCCAGGCAGAGATGGAGGGGCAACTGACCGAGCGCCTGAAGACCGACATGGCCTCTGACTCATGGCTATCGAAGAACATCCGCCCCCTTGTACTCGTCTACCTGATGGCCGCCTGGACCATCTTTGCTGGCTTCTCCATGTATGAGCAGCAAGTGGACCCGGCCTATGTGCAGATGCTGAAGCAGATGCTGATGGCTGCGTTCGGCTTCTACTTCGTCAGCCGTGGTGCTGAGAAGATCACGCAGATTCTCGCTGGCTCGTCTCGCTCCCGCAAAGCAAAGGCAAGTGGCTGAGCGCCCGCAGATTTTTTTAGGTACTCCCCCGGCGGGGGCGCCCTGCGGGTGTGCGGACTCGCGGAATTTCACATGAGCGAGCGGCCGGGAATCCGGTTGATTGTTGTTATTCAGGAGCGGCATGGCATTCAAGGGCAAAGGGCGGGAGGTTAACCGCGAGGAACTGGCCGAGACATTCGGCGTTTCCCTGAACACTGTCAGCAGCTGGACCCGCAACGGTTGCCCTTTCGAACAGCGGGGCCGGCAGGGCAAGCCCTGGCGGTTCAACACCCGGGACGTAAGCGAATGGCTGCGGGAGCAGGCCCGCATGGAGGCCACCGGGGAAGGTCCGCTGGATGAAACCGAACTGAAACTTCGCAAGCTGGCGGCCGAGGCCTCGCTCAATGAGCTGGAGCTCGCAAAGCAGAGAAAACTGGTGGCCCCCATCGATGAGTTTGAGCGTGCCCGGGCCATGGAGAACGCCACCCTGCGCACCAACATCATGAACGTGCCCAGTCGCGTGGTTAGCCAATTGATCGGCGAAACCAGCGAGGCCCGGTTCAAGGAAGTTCTGGCGGCGGAACTGATCCAGGCACTGGAGTCAGCGGCGGAATCTGACATCGAGCTGGACGAGGAAGATGATGCAGACGATTGAAGCCGCCGAGCAGTTCAGTAATTCCCTCGGAGTCCTCCGGGCACTGAAACGAGCGTCCCGCCATCTAATCCCGCCGGCACCTCTGAAGCCCAGCGAGTGGGCGGAGCAGAACGTTCGCATCCCAGCGGGCAACGCCGTACCGGGCCCCATCCGTTTTGACAATGCGCCTTATCAGCGTGAGCCAATGGATATGGCCGTACACCCGGGCTGCCACCGGATCTCCTTGATGTGGGGCGCCCAGGTCGGCAAGACCCAGCTGGCACTGTGCCTGCAGGGCTACGCCATTGCCCATGAGCCCCGCAGCCAGATGATGATGCAGCCCAGTCAAGGCGACCTGACTACTTGGCTGGAAACCAAGTTCAACCCGATGGTGGACGCCAATCCAGTACTGCAAGAGCTGATCGCCAAGCCCCGCAGCCACGAGGGCGTGAACAACCAGCGGATGAAGAGCTACCCGGGCGGATTCATGATGTTTGCCTGGGCCGGATCCACCAAGACCATGCGCGGCCGGTCTGCCCCGCTGATAGTGGCGGACGAGATCGACGGCTACAGTGGCACAGAGGAAGGCGACGAGGTGGAGCTGCTGTGGCAGCGGGCTGCCACCTTCGGTGACCAGCGTCTGCTGGTGGAGATCTCTACCCCCACCATCAAAGACCAATCCCGTATCGAGGCATCGTTCCACCAAGGCGACCGACGTTATTTCTATGTGCCCTGCCCTCACTGCGACCACCAGCAGGTGTTGAAGTGGGACCGGATCACCTGGGACAAGGACGAGGACGGCAGCCATCTGCCCGAGACAGCCAGATACATCTGCGAGGATTGCGGTGCCCTTTGGAACGACGGAGAGCGCATCGCATCCATCCGCATAGCCGAGCGAGTCGGGGCGGGCTGGAAAGCGTCAAAGCCATTCCGTGGTCATGCCAGCTACCATCTGAACGAACTGTATTCCTGCTTCCGCCGTCTGCGGGACATCGTCCAATCGTTCCTGGATAAAAAGGCCAAGGGCGACCTGCAGAGTTTCGTGAACGTCTCGCTGGCGGAGACCTGGGAAGAGCAAGGCGAACAGGCCGATTCCCATGTGCTGATGGAGCGGGCGGAAGATTACCCAGCACCGGTACCGGCCGGCGGTGCGGTTCTGACCGCCGGCGTAGACATGCAGCAGGACCGGCTTGAGGTGGAGACCGTGGCCTGGGGCCGCGGCGAGGAATCCTGGTCCATCGATTACACCGTGCTCTGGGGCGACCCGCTCCGGGAGGAAGTCTGGCAGGACCTGGACGACTACCTGGCCACCACCTGGCAACACGAGTCAGGCGCGCATCTGGGAATCATCGCAGCCTGCCTGGATACCGGTGGCAGCACCGGCTATACCCAGCGGGCTTATGAATACGCGCGGCGCAAGACTGGCCGTCGCCTGTTTGCCATCAAGGGCCAGGCCGGCTGGGATCGCCCGGTAGTGACCGCGCCCACCCGGAAACGCACCGGCAAGAACCAGCGCAAGGTTGATCTGTTCATCGTCGGCGTCGACGAGGCGAAGCTGACCGTAATGCGCCGGCTCGCGGTTACCGAGCCCGGCCCCGGTTACACCCACATACCAGCCGACCGTGATCCCGAGTGGTTTCACCAGATCACTGCCGAGAAGCTGGTGACCAAGTACATCAAGGGCGTGGCCAAGCGGGAGTGGCACCAGACCCGCCCCCGGAACGAAGCCCTGGACTGCAGGGTGTATGCCTACGCGGCCCTGAAAATCGCCAGCCCGAACCTGCGCCGCCATGCCGAGCGCCTGAAAGCGGTTGCTGCTGAGGACCAACCAGCGCCATCCCGGGAAGCCCCGAAACCCCCGCCTTCAGAGGAACCACTGCCAGCGGAGGCCAAACCGGCCAAACGCAAGACTAAGCGCAGAACTTCCAGATCCCGCAAGAGCTGGGTCAACAACTGGTGACGCATGGCACGACTTCCCGAAACCATCAAAGCTGGCCTGTCGTTTTCTCTGACGCTGGCGCTGGCGGACTACCCGGC